CCCCTACCCCTATCGCTGCCCCCACGCTTACTCTTGATCCTAGTACCCCAAAGAAAGCTCGTACCACGCAGGCAATAGAAGCGGTTAAAGCCGTTGCTGCTATGGACGCCTTCAAGGGTATCGAAGTAGCCAACAAAGACATAAACCAAGCCGCGCAGCGTCTCGTGAACAGCAACGGCGGTGACCCCTACGTGTCGCTCACACGGGTACTGGAAGGCGAACCCGCCGTACCCAAGAAGGTCAAGGCTAAGGTTGCCGAAGAAGTTCCGTTTGAAGGTGCGCCCAAGGAAGAAGCGGCTGCACCTACTACTTTTACTACTGCTAAGGGTTCGACATACGAAGTACACGAAGACGGTACGACAACTCGTAACAAAGCTGCTCGGACTGATTTTGGGCATGAGGGGCAGTTTGGTCCACAACCGAAATCTGAGCAAACGTTTTACGTCGATGATAAGCAAGCCGACGCTCTATCTCTGTTTCAAGCAGATACAGGCTCAGGTAAAGTTATTGCCCCGCTGGGCGACGGGCGTTGGGGTGTTAAATATACTGACGGTAAAGATGCCGGTAAGTTTGAAAAACGTACTGTAGTGCAGCCAAGCACCGAACCGGGTGTTGGTCTAACCCCCGTCGAACTTTGGAAAGAAGGATCGCGCGTTCACTTTGGTAATAAAATAACGGAAGTAAGCGAACCTACGCTAAAGACTGAGGCTGAACCCGCTGCGCCTAAGGAAAAAGCTGCGCTCAAGACCGAAGCAGCCCCCGAACCTGCCCCGCTTTCCGCTAAGGAAGCACAGGCTGAAATCAAAGCCCAAGCCGATGCAGAACGCGCCATATCTGGTTATGCGTACCAGCAGAATAAGCCCGGGATCGACGCTGAATACCAAGAAGCTCTGCGAAACGCTGGTCTAGAAGTACCAGAGACGGAAGCGGCCCCCGGAGCGACACTCGGAACGACCCCCGGAGCGACACTTGGAACGACCCCCGGAGCGGCCCCTGAAGTTGCGCCGGTTAAAGGCCCCGAAGAACTACCGTTGTTTGCTGCTGCTACTGCTTCAGAAAGCGCAGGTAAACCAAGTACCCCTGTTGAGGTTGAGAAAAAACTTTCTGTTAACGCTCAAAAGTTCCGGCGCGGGTTCAATGCTACCCAAGGTACAGCGGCAGTTGGCACAGCCATAAAGGAACACGACGGCTCTGCTTTCATTGCGGCGCTTAAGGATAAGTTGGACGCCTTCAGCCTGCCCTCGCTTGAAGTACTATCTAAGTTTATGCCGGATTCCGTTATTGCGGATATTGCTGAGGCTGTAAATAAACAGTTCGGTATCGCCCTTCGGCGTATTAAGACCGAAGTAGATGCACTGTCTGCTAAACGTGCCAACCTGACTGAAGCGTTCAATAAAATAGGCAGGAGCGCCGAGAAGTTTGTTCGCAAACACGGTAACGCGGTCTTAAGCAAGATGCAGGTTCTGGCTCGGTTGAACCGGGTAGATGTGACTGCACACGACAACGTTGACGAAGCGCTTAAGAACGACGAAGTCATGAGGGGGTACGCTAAACTCCTTGCGAACACCAAAATCCCCGGGGAAATTAAGAACCTCAAGGAAGGCCGTGCAAAGCGCGAGGCCCACATCAAAGAAGCCTACGCCGCTTGGGACGAGCTTGGTAAGCAGGAGAACGGTCAGCGGGAATACATAAGGCTGCGTCAGTTCTACAAAGACATGTATGCACTACGGTGTACACTGCTTGATAGGGCTGTAGATGCCATACCGGGGTTGGACGCTAATACTCGTACCAGCATGAAAGAGTCGTTGAAGGCTCAGTATGAAAAGGCTAGGAGCGCTGAAGACCCCGAGTATAACAACATAGTTAGAGAGACGGTCCCCGAAGAGTATTCGCCGTTTATGCGGTTCGGTGAGTACTGGTTCCGGGTTAAGACCGGGGGCGTTAATGGCGAACCGGAGTTCTATAAGTTTGACAGCGCCGCAGAACGCAACCACTACAAGCGCGTAATTGCTGGTGAGCTTGGGGTAGAGCCTGATAACGGCAATATATTTGAGTCCGGGCACGGGGATACCGCTAACGAACGCGGCGAATTTGTAGGCTCGGATAGAGTACTTGCGGCCACCTTTGACATAATTGATAAGTCAAATCTTGGTGATGCACAGAAGGAAAGCCTTAAAGATACGTTCTACCAAGCCCGGTTAGAGGCACTGCCTGATAGCAGTATCCGTAAGCGTTTCATGCACGCAAAGAACAGGACCGGGTTCTCTACTGACCCTATCCGTATATTTGGCGCTACAGCCACTGCCTATGCTAACGAACTCAGCAAGCTGGAGCATGTAGAGCGTATAGACCGCGCTATAGAGATGGCGAGTGAACTCCTTAAGACCGGGGGCATGAAGGACGACGTTACTAGGCAGCGTCTAGATGTGCTGCTGAAGCGGATGGTATCCTCTGCTAAGGAGAACGTTAATCCGCCCGCAGGTAACCGTCTGGCCTCTGCGCTTAACACCATGCACTTCATATGGTTCCTATCCAGCGCCCGTAGTGCCCTTACGAATATGACCTCTATACCTATGCGCGTGCTGCCCGCACTGTGGTCCCGCTATGGGTTTATTAAAGGTAATGCAAAGTTCTTGCAGTACTTAGCGGCGTTTGATGCGCTACAGATTAAGGAGTCTGACGAAGACGGCGACACGATACTTACAATGCCTTCGTTCAGAAAAACGGGTTTGGTTAACAGTAGCCCTAGAAGGCGTGCCGCTCTTAGAGAAGCCGTGCTACGCCGGGTAGTTGCGCAGACAGCAGTTGCTACTGTGACAGGGCGTACGAAGACGCCGACTAACTTGTCTTCCAAGGCGACTAAACGGTTGCAGCAGACAGTATATGATGCGGCGACAAGCATGTTTGGTGCCACGGAAGCTATGTCCCGCGAGATGTCGTTCCTTATGTGGTACGATCTGGCTTACGATAAGTTCAAAAGCTCAAAACTACCCAGCGGGAAGACTATGTCGGAGAAAGACGCCCATGCTGCGGCTATTGACGAAGCGGCAGAGGGTACCTTCGATAAACTTGGCGACTATAGAGCTACAGAACGGCCTCCGGTGTTCAAGCACCCCGTTGGTAGGTCCATATTCATGTTCAAGATGTTCTCTGCGGTTCAAACGAAGTTCTTCGTAAAGGCTATCTTGATGTCAACACGGGGTTTGGACCCCGAGCTTAAGATGGAAGCCCGTAAGGAACTACTGGGCGTTTTGGCTATGGCCGCTGTGTTTAGTGGCGCAACAGGTCTGCCGCTGTATAGTGTGATTAACGACATCATAGACCTAGCACTGGATCAATTTGAAGATGACGAGGACAAGCGTAAGCGCCGGGAATTGAACCCCTACCTTGCTAATAACTCGGATGCTAGGTTCCGCTATCAGTACCTGCCCGGTCACTTTGGGGAGATAACTATTCCGACGTTGGGGGGTAAACAATCCAGCCTAGCTCGGGTACTTGAAGTCGGCCCCATATCCGCCCTGTCCGGGCTTAACTTTGCCCCAAGCACTTCATACAACGGTATGTGGTTCCGAGAGGGTTTGCCCGGGGATACGTGGGTTGAGACTGCCAAGAACCTTGTGCTTGCCAACCTTGGACCAAGTGTGTCTCTCGGCACTAACATAGACCTTGCTGCAAAAGACTGGAACAACGGCGACATCTTACGCGGCGTAGAACGTGTTATGCCCGGTATTCTCAAGGGCCCGCTTATGGGTGAACGCGTGGCAACCGAAGGACTTGAGACGAGCAAGGGTTCTCAGGTTGTTGCGCCCGAAGATATAGACACCATCAGCAAGATAGCTGCCTTCCTTGGTTTCACACCCGAGGCAATTTCCCGCCAGCAGAATATGCGGTTTGAAGCTATTAAGCAGATACAGCGTGCTAATACAGAAAAGGCACACGCTATAGCGTTGATGAACGTAGCCATGGCTACAAATGATAGCGACAAAGCCGTCGCGGCGGGTAAGGCAATAGAGAAGTACAACACCCGGTACCCCGGAGAAGAGTTCCAGATAAACGACGAAACTTTGGATAATTCTTACGAAGCCTTCTTGAAGAAGAGAGACAGCGAAATAGGCGGTGTGCCCATCGAAAAAGATTATCTGGATGATCTAGAGTGGTACATCGCCGGGGGACCAATCGCGGAACCCACAAAGCCCTTTAAGAAATAAAAAACCCCCCACCAGTTAAGGCAGGGGGTTAGTTAACCAACCACGATGGAAGGAGCAACTTCCGGGAGTACGTTAGCCTAAAGGTGCCAGACCCGTAAACCCCTTATGCCCTCTATGATGATTACTTTCATAACCACAGGGATTTTGAACCTTTTTGTGGTACAAAGTATCTCCTGCTTGGCGCGCACAGGGTCTAGGCAGGGGATGAAGAACGAGTACCCCCGCTTAAACGCCTTCCAGTTTATGTCGTAGCTAACCTTCTCCACCAGCATCGGGTACCTCAGGGGGTAAGAAAGAGTTCATGTCAAAGAACTCTTTGTGCGTGGTATCAAAGATCAGCGTGTGTACGCCAGTAGACATAAGGTTCGTGCCCTTGCCCATACGCTTGTCTTCGGCCTTAGTAATGACACCCATCTTCTTCAGCTCGTTCACGGTGTCTTGGTAGTTGATCTGGAACTTCACGCAGTCGTTCCTGAACGCCTTGGATACGATGAACATCCGCTTGGTATCGGGCTCATACCGTATAATAAGCTCACCCTTAGGCTCCACTCTCGGTGCTACGGTAAGACCAGACCGCAGGTCTACGCCGTCGTTTATGGCTAGCATGTTGTGGTAATGCCGGTTCAGGAAGTCACCGACGACGCCAACGGGGTTGTTGACCGGGGGTACGACCTCATTACGAAGCCCGTTAACCATGTGGTAAGAGAACTCCCTGATGGTCTTCAAGTTCCAATCAAGCAGACCAAGCCTCTTGGCGATGCGGCCACTCGCAAGGTTACACGCTACTACCGACGACCAAAACCGCTCGCGCTGGGTAATCTTGAGCTCGAGGTCAACGTTACTCTGAGTTTTGAGAACGTCTGATATGACCTCGTCCCGGTTCTTTATCAGGTAACCGGCATAGATAGGCCCCGCGTGCCCATAGTTGTTAAGCAGCTGGTGGTCGAACATTTCCTTAGCGTAGGACTGCTCTAGCGCCGTTGTGTAGTCGATTTTGTACTCCATGATACGCATCATTTCGCCGTCTGGTGCGCCCTTAAGCGCCGACAACTTCTCATACAGGGACGAATTGGAGCTACTGACCAACATCAACTGCCACATTGTGGCGTTAAGCCGAAGCTCGTTCGTTGACCCCTTCATGCGCTCCTTGGCGCGACCCTGTGGGACGGCATAGGCAAGGTCCGATATCTGCTGCGGCAGCATGTTGGTGATTTCGTCGATAGTTGGCGCAAGGTGCCTAAGCACACCAATCATCTGCATACGCGAGTTATGCGTATCTTCCTTGTTCATACACAGCGTCAGGGGGTCGCCGTATACACTGTTAATCATATGCAGGATGGTCGTCTTGCCCGTACCCGACCTAGGGTGGACGATGTTGAGCAGGGCCCCGCTCTGGCCGGTGAACTTCAGCAGGGGCGAGCCGAAGGCAGACAGCGCTGCGAACGCATGGGGTTCTAGCCCGGGCTTGCCGTACAGGTTAAAGACATCCCGCCACTTCTCCAGCGTGCCCTTTGGCTGCATCTTGTCGGCCATAGCCTTTGTGGTCCCGGAAGGTGGGCTATAGAAGCTACCGTCCTTGCTGATCTCACGGTCACCGATGATGAATTTGCTGTCGTTGTCAGCCCAACCGAATTGAAGTCTCATCTCGTTTAGTTTCCCTTTGTATCTAATTTCAGCGCAGGAATCGACGATGTAGTCGATGACCCTGTTAAACTGTTTGGTTTTGCACATCACGCCATTCAGAGACAGTATGCTGCGCAGCTCGTCCTTGCTTGATAGGTCGTCGTTGGACGCAGTAAACTCCCGGATACCTTCGTTTGGCATGTGGAGTTTGATGACGACACCGTCACCTACGTTGGGGTCCCTCACCCGTGAGACTACGTATATGTCGTCTGCATAGATAAGCTCGGCCTCTTTCTCACCCCCGGGTGGCATGTAGTAGACGCCGCCGTTCTGGCCCCGGAAATATGGGTCCGGGTACTTGGGTATTCTATGTACCGTGGCTTCCGCACCTTCTTCCTCGGGCTCCTCGGTTACTATGTTGTCTTCCTCTGTAGCTTCGAGGACTTCCTTGCCCAGAACGATGGGGCCCTTAATCTTGCCCTTGAACGGGCATCCTTCGCAGCCACCGGGGTTGTTCTTCTCAAACTCCTTGCAGCTGTGCGGGCCACCTATGTGCCGTATCTTTTGCTCGGTGGCTGCGGGATCGTAGTCGTCGTAACCCTCGGACATCTTGTGGATGGCCTTGTCTTTGTCCCTACAGAACTTGGCTACAGACAGGGCGTTGAACCAGCGGACCTCGGACAAGGTGGCCCGGTTCTCGTAGCAGTCCCATAGCTGCTGGCACCCGTTGCCCTTTTCGCTGCGGCGCATGATCTTGGTAAACACCGATATGGTGTTATCCATCAGGGACTTAGCAAGCTCGCTTAGTTCCCGTTTGGGCGGCGCTACGGGCTTCTCTTTGAGCCCCAGTAGGCTACGGAACGCCTCAAACTCAACTGGCGCGGCCTCGTGTATGATAGTTACATCCGTTGCCGGGTTGTCCTTGAAGTTCAACGTGCCGGGGATACGCAGCACGCGAGCTACTTCGAACACAGCAGGATCAACGTACAGCTCGTGGGTATTGCAGAGCTCCCGTAGCCGATCAGCCACAGGCTCCCATTGTTCCCGGGTAACCTCCTCGGTTAGCGCCCAGTATACGTGGACACCCCGACCCGAGTTAACGAGGATAGGCTTGGGCAAACCGACTAGCTTACAGAACCGCTTTAGTTCCCCTAGGGCTGTCGGCTGGTCGATATACCCGTCAGGTCTGCCAGTCTTCTCGTCAACCTCGGCTTTGCTTTCCCCGCAGTCGATATCCAGCCAGAACGCCTTTATGGCCTTCACGTTATCCTTAGTGCGGCCCTTGTCTGTCTCGTATTTAGCAACCCCAAAGAAGACGTTTCTACCCCGTGCTACATAGTCGGCGGCTATCTGGTCTACCTCTTCACGGGTAGCCACAAGCTTCTGGCGTACGTCCCCTTTCCCCTTGATACCGAGGACAGCGAACCAGCCACTGTCCGGTTGGACAGCGTTGAGTAGGTCGAAACCAGACATGGATAACCGTGGGGGGTCTACTTGTTCTTTTTGAGGCGGGCTAGGTACGCTGTAACCACAGCAGCTTTGTCCCTACGCGGACAGCCTTTACCGCAGAACCAGTTGTAAATAGTTTGCCTACTTACTTCCAGTTCCCGGGCGACCTGTGTCACCGGGAGGTTGCGCTCCATGCACTCCCTCCCCAGCTTCACTCCAAGCAGGTGACCACTAGCTTCTTTGTTAAGCGTAACTAACCGTGCGCTATAGCCATAAATCATGGTTAATCGTCTTCGCCCCAAGCGCTAACCACGGACGCAATGTCCTTCTTAGCGGCTGGTGCAGCTTCCTGCTTCTTAGTAGCACGCTTCACGGGTTCGGCTGGGGCATCGGCTTCAACTTCATATTCCGGCTCCGCACTACGGGTAACCTTGGGAGCGGGCTTGGCTTCCACAGCAAGAGGCTGCTTCTTAACGCCGTCCGTCTGAGCCACCGTAATCATGGTGTACCGCTTGGTCTCCGGCTTCGCCTGAGCAGCCTTAACACCTGCGTACTCTTCGTCTGAGACGTTGCGCAGGGGGGTGAACAGCAGCTCCATAGTGTCAGCGTTAGAGTCAAAGCTGATGTTGGTAACCACGGCATCGGGGCTTTCGCCGTTAGCCAGCAGGAACTTCACGTAGCTCTCGAACGGATGCACGTTACCAGTGCCCTTACCAAACAAAGACTTGGCCGGGACGTTAAACTGGTACACGTCGCCAGTTGTGTCGCCAGCCAGTAGAACTGAAATGCGGCGTTGGAACCGGCAGGCGCGGCCACCGTTGTCGCCCGAACCCTTGATGTTCATGGTGCAGTCGGCGCAGTTGGTATGCTGAGGGTTACCAGCAGCGGCTTCCGGTCTGTCACCAAGGTTAGACCAGCAGTCAGGCAAGGTCGCTTCCTTGTTGGGGTCAAACTTCTCTGCGTAGTAGATGCGTGAGACCTTCGGCAAAGCATGTAGGATGATGACGTTGATCTCACCCCGGACAGCGTTACCGATCTGCTCACCGTTGATGATGCGCTTAAAGGTGCCGTTGGTGTTGGTCTGGATGCGGCGGCTCGTCGTGCCCCCGGTGGAAAGGGACTTGGCGAAATCGCTGAGCTCGCGTGCGCCTGCCGAAACGACAGCGTCCTTGCTCTTGAAGATGGTTACGTTAGACATGGGAGTTCCTTACTTGCTTGTGGGTTTGCGGACTTGGATAACAAACTTGCGGTCTGCCTGAAGTCCGATAGGCAGCGTGTCTGGGTTTTCTTCTAAGAACTGCTTCATGTTACCATTGTGGATACGCTGCTCCAGAAGGAACGGCGCTTGGTTATCAAGAATGAACTGGTGCATTTGGGCCCAGTCACTAGTCCAGTAACGCGACGACACGCGGCGGGACACCGTACCCGCAGGGGTCTTGATGCTGTCTAGGTTCTGTTCGTTACAAATACCCAGCAGGTGCTGGCTAACAATGTCGTATTCTTCCTTAAGCTTTTCGAGTTCCGACTTGTGGCGCTCTTCGGCCTCTTCGATCCGGTTACGGATTTTGATGTAAATACCAACCATCTCTTCGATGGTCTTCTCCAGTTTCTTAGTATCAATGGTGTCGGTCATAGTTGCTCCTTCTGACCCTAACGTACCTATGTATTTGACATAGTCAAGCGGTACCGGTGAGTTCTTGGTGGTATAGGTCAATTATCTTTTCGTGGTTGGTGATGTTGTTCTGGAGCATACTATACAGGCGGCTTTCAATCTCGCTACCCTTAATATGCACGATGGTCATGGGGTTATACTGCCCGGGACGGTTGATACGTGCGTTAGCCTGCAAGTAAGTCTCAACGGAAGTCACCGGGGCATACCATATGATGGTGTTCGCCGCCGTTAACGTCAATCCGTGGGATGCAGCCTGTGGCTGGATGATAAGCACGTAGGGGTCTGGGTTGTTCTGGAACCGCGTAACTATGTCGCTGCGCTTGTTTACCGAGACCTTACCGTTGATAACGTCGTTGCTGATGCCGTGCTTGTCGAGCGTAGCCTTGAGCAGCTCTATAGTGTGTGTGAAGGGTACGAACACCAACACCTTGTGGCTGGACTCTTCGATCACCTCAAGGACAGCGTTTAAACGGTTGCTAACGTCGAACTCAATGACCTCTCCAGTATCCGTATAGACCGCACCACCGCTGATCTGGAGTAGCTTGTTGATGTTAGTGGCTGCGTTAACAGCGGTAATGGACTCGCCATCGGCCACCATAGTCATCTTATCCTTAAGCAGGCTGTAGTACTTGGCTTGCTGCGGGGTAAGCGGGGCTTCGCGTTCTACGTGGGTAACAGCTGGCAGGTCTAGGCACTGGCTGCGCTCGAACCGGATAGCGGGCTGAAGTACCTGATGTACCGTATCTTGTGATCCCGGCTTGGCTACCCACTTGAACTGGGTGACCTTGTACATAACCTGATCCCGGAACTGGCCGTAGTACTTGGGCGTATTGTCCGGGTTTACTAGCTTGGCTAGGCCGTAGGCATCCAATGGCGACTGTGCTGCTGGCGTACCAGTAAGCATCCAGAGGCCCTTAGCCGAGGCGGCTACGTCACGCAGCACCTTCCAACGGTTGGTCATAGGGTTCTTGTAGGCGTTGGCTTCGTCCACCACGATCAGGTCAAAGCCGCCATTGATGATCTCGTCCTTGACCACGGCAAGCCCGTCGAAGTTGATAACGACGAACTCCGAGCCAGCTGCGATGATCTTCTTGCGCTGCTTGGCATCCCCGTGGGCTACCGAACAACTACGGTGCATGGCAAACTTAAACAGGTCCTGCTGCCATGCCGACTTCATGATGGACAGGGGGCATATGACTAGCACCCGCTTGATCCTGTTCAACTTCATTAGGTAGTCAGCAGCCCAAATGACGGATGCGGTCTTGCCCGTACCCTGCTCGTTGAAGCAGAACGCCTTCCTGCGTGTTGACAAAAAGTCAGACGTTTCCTTCTGGTGGGCAAATGGTTTGAACTTGCCCGTCCACGTGTAGTCAGTGAGTATGGTCATGGTCTTTTCTACTAGTTTGTTGCGGCAATTATCTGGGCGCGGGCAAATGTGTGGGTTGCGGTTTTCCGAGCAGGGTGGCGCGTATCATCGCACCTGCCCCGCGCGAGCTAGTAAATTTCCCCTCCGGTGTATCGTCGTCAAATTCATCGTAGGAAGCGAACGTAGCTTCGTGCAGAGGTTTATAGTGTAGCCCGGGTAGCGTTACAGTAACTTTGTAACCTTGCCACATGAACTCTCTTTCCCCTCTACAATGAGAACGCACTGCACGTGTTTGTCCGTTTACGGTGCGTGCGTGCGTGCGAACAATATGGAATATCTTTTTTCCTCCCACAGAACGCTCTCTATCCTTAAAGAAATAAGGAGTGCGAAGCATATCTATGGCAAACCTAGCGGACAGGTTACCCTTACGTACGATTACAGTTATACCACTTTCTGAATTAACAGATTCATTGAGCGCTACATAAAAAGACCTAAGTATAAGGTCTTCAACCGTCACATTATTTTCTTTGGCTATTGCTGTAACCGTTTGCGGGTATTCAAACTTGTGGTGCGTCACAGTGGTAGACCAAGACTCTTTGTGTTTGCGCTTATGCTTTATTACTTGCGGCCAAGCCGCGCTTATCTTTAGCGGGATTACTTCACCGCTACGAGTTACACCCACAAATAATTGTGCGGAGTGTCGTATTTTTTCGTTATGTTTATCTGCGTAGAAGATAGCCCCGGAATACACAACACCATTTATACGCTGCACCGCAGGTAACGTACGCAGCTTTCTAAAGTATACCCCCCTAGAAGCAAGTTTGCTCTTATCTTTGTCCCATTCTCCGTCCCCGTTGCACGTCATAAAAAACGACGGAAGTTTTTCAAAGTCACGGAACATAGGTTCTACATCAGTCGAGAGCATCTGTGTTGTTGGGGGCGTGAAACTAGCCCCTATGCGACTATATAAATCATATGCGTCTGGGTCGCATTTACGTAGCAACCGCAAACATTCGAAAGTATCATTAAGTTTGTCTAATAAATCCGAAAAATAATAATACCTACCACCGGCCTCGGCGTGTTCAGACTTGTCTGCCTTGGTCCAACCCGAGTTACTTTGCTTTAGTTTGAACTCCGGTTCGGGGGTTGTATGTTCAGGCGTTAGCTTGTCTTCTTGAACCTGTCGCCGCCATATAAACAAGTTATTAACGTACGCTTTAATTACATACGCAGTCGTCGTTACATAGGCTTGTAAGCTCTTCAGCCGCTCAAGAGACTGGGGGATCATCTTTTCTTCCTCTCACGCTTGCTGACTTCAGACACGAGGTTGTGCTTGCTATCCCTCTTGAAGGAGCGGTTAGCCGACGCGCTCTCCACACGTACACCGTCTGCGTTGGAACCACCCTTATCCAGAGCCACAACGTGGGCGGCGTCCTTACCGTCACCCTTGCTCAGCTTACCAGCCTTCATCAGCTTATTGCGGGCGGCGTTGCGGGCTACGCGGTTCTTCACCTGCTGCGGGCTGTCTTCATACTTGGCAGCGTTCTTGTACTTGCGGTCCTTGGGGTCTTTGTAGGGCATCAACGTCTCCTGTAGTGTTCACAACTAGTTACGGGGCACCAGCCGCATAGCGGCCCGGTCTTGGCGTTCCAAACCCCCGTCTCATGGGCACCAGCTAGGCGCTCCAATTCAGGGCTAAAGACTTCAATATAAGCATCGCGCTTCGCGGCATCGTGGGTCTTCTTGGGGAAGGCTTCGCATACTACGAACGCCAGCGCCGACTTGATCCTCTGGACCTGTGGGAAGTGCAGGAACGCAGCGCCCGCTAGCAAGTCCAACTGCATAGTGTCGGCGTACTTGGCGCTCTTGCTGGTCTTGTAGTCCACCAGCCATGCCTTACCTCGGTTCACGATAAGCAGGTCGGCAATGCCGCGCCACCATACGTCCTTGTCGAAAAACCCGCAGGGTTCGTAGCCAGCGTCCGTCTTCTTGATACCTAGCTTAAGCTCCGTGTGCTTCTCGCCGGGGATATTATTAAGGGAGGCTACGGTAGGCTCAATGAACTTGAACTTGGTCGGGATGGGGGTGCCGAACTTTATATAGTCTTCAGCCGCCTTATGTACTTCCTGCCCGTAGATCGTGGCATCGCTGCCCGTGTCCTTAACGTCCTTAGCGACCTTGAGGTGGTAGTACTTCTTCGGGCACTGGTCGAAGGTCTTGATACTGCTATAGGACCACGTAATCATAAATTGTTCGCCCGATATAAATAATACTAATCCAGAAGACCAGTGAAGCAAGTATTGCTAGCCCGCACCCTACAGGGTGTATCGGGGGTTCAGGTTCTATGCGCTTTCTCATGGCGGCTAATCCCCTTGGGTTCTTCGGTCTTCACGGACTGCGTCTGCTCCATACCCACTACTGCGTCTACAAGTTTACGGCCCCAAATACGGACCATTGTAAGCCGAGACATTCCGCGTTCAAAATTATAGGCAATAAGCTCAGCGGACTTATGGTTGTGCTTGATGTAGCGTTCGTCCTCCATACGGGACATCCACTCCAACATCCTTGCGCTTTCAATCTTGTCCTTATTGGACAGCCAGTCTCTATGATTTGACATTGCGTAGTGCTCTTACTTTATTAGGTGTTTCGGTTTGGTCTGCGGCAGACTTGAAGGGCCAGCCGTTAGAAGCCTTAAGCGGCGGAACAGGATATCTCATACTCCAGATATTTTCTACATATTGTTCGTCACAGTTTGACATTTCCCTTAACTTGGTCAAGGCATCTCTTGCTGTTTCTAACATGGCGTTCTCCCTAGAAGTCTTGTTGGCACTCGTAGATACACGCTGCGTACCCGGCTATATCGACTGCTGAGTCCCTATGGTTGGGGGTCTCCATTAGGCGGGCCATCTTCACCAGCACCATACACATGGCGACTTGTACCGGGGTAATCGGGTGCTCCAGTACCGTGGACCATAATGCTGCAATGCGCTCGTGGTTCTGTTTAATAGGCCCGTAGCTGGCACCCCGGTCCTTGATGACCTTCAGTGCGTCTTCAAGCATGTTTTGGCCGTAGCTCATCTTGTCTTCCTTCGGTGTCTTGGTAGGCCAAACTCGTGGTACGCCATACGGCAGTGCTCGTCGCAGTACGGGTAGTCCTCCAGTTTCTTCTTGTCGCAGTACATAAACCTATCCGTGCAGGGGTCACCCATAGGCCAGCGGCAACTGTCTGCAACCAGCGCCATAGTGGCAGCACACGCATCGCCAACGGGGACAACCGGGTTAACAATCAGTCTAGGCGGAAGTGCCTTGGATATCGTCGTAGTCTTGCGCGTACCCTTTAATTCTTTCACTACGGCAGTAAGCTTGGGCGTCTCTTTTTTCACCGCCCTTATCGCAGCGTAGCCTACGTTGTTCGCCCTCGACGGCAATCCCAGCCTGTGTACCTTGCCTATTGCTGCGTTCCTTGTAGTACCAAGCTTCGCGCCTATCTGCCTAGCCGACAACCCATCAGCCCAGTACTGCGTGAGCAGCTTGATCTTGGTTGGTGTCCAGAAAATTATCATTTCAGGTTGCCCCCTGATTTCACAATATCCCCGCCGTATACGTACGTACCTACATGCTGCAACTGGAGGAACGGGTTGGCGTGGATTTTACCGCCGTGCTTCCTGAACAGTTCGCAGAAGTGGTAGTCCTCGGACAGCAGCGCCCCGCCTTCGTCGATGCTAGTGGCGAAGAACTCATGGATCAGCGGCTTAACGTATTCGCCCGCTTCGTTCTTAAATGATGCAGTGCGGTACGTAGGCACATGGGGTTTCAGGTGTTCGAATACCCCCCGCTTGATTAGCATGAAGCCAGTACCAGCATGGCGCACTTCAATCATACCATCGGGGTCTGTTTCTGCGTGGCCTGTGCCGATCATGTTGAACACGAAAGACCCGGCGTAGTCATGTAAGCCTTCCTTGCCATCCTTCGCAGCCCTTTCTATCCGTGCCCAGTCCACCTCCTTCTTGGGGTAGATACCGCAGCCCACGTCCCGGTCAGCAGCGAACAGAGTAAGCACGGCCTCGGCGGTAAACCCAATGTCTGCGTCGATGAACATAAGGTAGTCGTGGCCGCGCTCCAAAAACGAATGGGCCAGATCGTTACGCGCCCGGGTAATCAGGCTCTCGTTCATCATCTGCGCCCAGTACACCTGCACACCCATGTCACGCAGCTTGGACACAGCGGCAAGTAGGCCGCTTACGTAATGCCCAGTACACATACCGCCGTACATCGGCGTGGCGATCATAATGCTAGGCTTCTTCTCCGGGTCTTTGACGGCTACTTTGATTTCGTCGGTCACTTTTCTTTCCTCACTATGTACTGGTAGCCCGTGTGCATGGGCTTCAGGTGCTCTGCGAATATGTTGGTAAAGGCATCGACAGCTAGTTTGGGTCTGTGCAGCACGTCGCGCTGGTCCCCCCACAGGTAGTCGTCGAACACCATAACACCGTTATCCTTAAGCAGCGGCCAAGCTACGCAAGCGTCGGTTAATACGTCAGGAGCAGTGTGTGAAGCGTCGATATAGATGAAGTCGAACTGCGGCCCACCGGCCAGCTTGGTAAGGGCTTCGTAAGAAGTCATCTTGTATTTCAGCACCGTACGCTCATCGTACTTCTCCGTGAGCAGCTTGACGTTGTGGTCGTAGTTACTTTCCGTTGCGATCATGTCGATGCCTTCGTCCTTGTGTTCCTCTGCGCCTTCCCACGTATCAACAGAGACAAGAACGCCGCCGTCTTCCAGCATGTTCTCCACGATCCACGCAGTGCTACGCCCTTCGAACGCGCCCAGTTCCAAGAACCTACCGCGCTCAGGTAGCATCGGTACTAGCCGCTCCCATACTTCGGGAGCCCAGTGAAACCAGTCTTGGGTAAACTTGAAGTCAGACATCTGTAGTATCCACTATGTTGAACGCATCTATGTTTATTAACACCACATTCTCTATATCCTTGGGGTCCCCGCGATCATACCGACCCCCAACAGAAACCTTGTGCTCTACAGGCACATGTACGTACCCCAGCGTATCCGTCCACTGTACCAGCAGAATGGGCATGAACCCTTTGGTTCCCCATTCACAAAGCGCAACGTACTTATCCTGACTAACCATATACGTCGGGTACTTTAGGCGTTCGTTTCGGCGTGTCTTAACTTCCACAACGACCTTAGCTGCGCCGTTACGGACCAGCATACTATCCGCCCGTGCTTCCATCGGAAGCTTAACGGCTTCACAACCTATACGCGCACAAAACTTCGCTAACGCAGATCGTTCGTTAACTAGGTCATGCGCTTGCTGATACATTGGGCGCATTATATTTTTCCTGTAAACAAATCCGTCTGCTCTGGAGTAAGTAGGTGCTTCATTATCAGCTTGTGTATCCCGTCGAGTGTTATAGTGCGGCGGGTGGCTTTCAGCGCAGCGAGTTCTTCCTCGTTCGCATGGGCCATGCAATTACCTTCCTCCATTTCCCATTCGCCCCTGATAAACTCCTCAGGGTTGCTCTGCATACGGGCGATAAGTAGTTCGATAGCGGGGTGCATCAGCACTCTCCATAGCTCTTACCCGCACCTGCTTCGCAGTTGAGCGGTAGTTCCAGCGCCCAGTCGGGGCGCACACGCATGAACATCTGGATGTTCTCCAGCGCAACATCAACATCACTTTCGGGAACTACGCACCCGATAGCATCGTGCAC